CATAGTGTAGTATTTAGTTTACATTGTGCCCCATGATATCTTAAATAATTTGATTTGCCTCCGATTATTTTATTACAATGTTCGCAAATAAACTTTGGCTTAGGAATCCCTAATTGCTTTAGACTACTACTTAACATAGCATCAGCTGATTGTTTACGCCCGTACATTGGATTATTTTTGCCTTGTTTTATTTTTGATTGTTTTAATTTAGTTTCTACGCTATGTGTTTTTCCTAACCAATGTAGTGAGGTTTTAGGAATGCCTGTATATGCAACGGATAATTGTGTTTTTATTAATTCATAAATTCTCGCAGTTGGCTTATATCTATCTCTATTATCGGCAAATGTCATTTGCCAAGAAGCATACGCCATGCCTCGTTTTGCTAGACCAGATGTCATCTTAGGCAATAATAAATGACAGATAAAATGTTCACGAGCCGTAAGTCTTACTAAATTATCAGATAAATTGCTTCCACCTAGAGATTTAGGAATGATATGATGTTTTTCTGTGTATACCGTTGATGATAAAATTCTTGACTTAGCAGTAGCAATAATGCTAAAATAACAGTTAGTATATTTGTTTATAATAAATGGCATATAATTAGTATAGTATATTTCAAGTAATAAGTCAATTTAGTTATCTCTTTACGTTGCGGTACAAATCAAACTCTGTAATTACTCTAAAGCGCATGCCATGTGCCTTCGCCCACTGATCTGCCATGGCCCACTTAGCCATATTCACTGCTACAGACAATTTGTCTTGATAGCTTTTGGCCGCCTCCATTGTTGTTTGTGTGCTTGGCTTGATTTCGATAAGTTCGGTATGACGTTGTTGGTTTACATCTAAGTAGACCACAAGAAAATCCGGAATGTATACTGTGTTCTTGCCAGTTACTGGGTTGCGGTACGGAATAGTAATTGCTTCACTTGCCCAGTTAATTACAGATGGGTTGTTGTCCGCAAATGCACAAAAAGTATATTCCCAACTTGATCTATATGTTGGCAGACGTTTACCGATATATTTCTCAGTGTTGATTATTTGATATTTGCCGTTTGCGTATTTTGCCATTATGCAAGGATAGATCGTGCTATGTATTTGTTTGGTTGTGGACTGTTACTAAGTCCTAATAGACTAGTGCCGACTCTATTTAAATTAAGAAACATTGTTAGGTATGCATTAAGTTCATTTTTATTTAATTTACGAAATTCATCAAGTATCGTTATCGGGTCAATACCCTGAGTTTGGGCTGTGTATATTACTGCGGCCGACAATGCTGTACCGCTTTCTTTATTACCTGTCACAGTTTGAAAGTATCCGACAATAGTATCATCAACATTTTGACTAATTGTATAATCAGGTTTAAAAAAATTATTAAAATAGGCGGTTGTACTATTTGTATTAATGTTTGATGGTAAATTTCCGGTTGTTGTCATGTTATTTCCTTTAATTCATGTTTCCCGAGGATCTTCTGACTCCAACTAATCCCGGTATAGAAGTAGTTGCTTTAGATAATCCTGTAGATATACTTGATATAGTTGGTACAAATACTGTACTCTGTGTATTTTGTCCACGCAATATATTCATTGCATCTTGTTTTAGTTCAGCAGTGGCTGCTGATTTAATATCTGTGTTCTTAACATTTCTACCCGTGCGCAATGCACCCAACGCAGCGGCGCCAAAGTTGCCAGAGGCTAAGTTAGTTATTACATCACCTGCACCTTGGACTATGCCGCCTTGTCCAAGTAAGCTGTTTGTACCGCCACCTAAACTTGTTAATGGGCTGGCTGTTTTATCATAATGAAGTTGCGCAAACCCTTGTACTTTGCCACTGGCAACAGGGCCGGCTTCATAATGTATTGCTTCGTATGCCACTGTCATACTATGTTCGATGGGACTGTAATCACCAGCTGTATGTTGACCATGGGCAAAACTTTGTATTGTTGGATTTATTAAAATATAGCTACTAAACGATTTTTGATGTAGACTATAAATTCGAATAGCGGTAATATAATTAGGTGCGTCGGTCCCGTTAGCCAATGGGCTAAATCCCCAATTTTGTGAAGTGCGTTTTTTATATTTAGATTCTTGTTTATATATCTGTTCTTGCTGTTCCCAATCTCTATAATAGTATTGATAATAGCCCTGCCAAAAATCACGTACTACGTTAGAACTATCATCGTGGAACGTAAGACTAACTGGATCATAGTTAATTCTTTCTTGGTGGATCATTTTTCTATTGTATGCGTTTAATATTTTATTTTGCACTGTAAATTTGGGCAAGGTAACTGTTTTTGCCATCATGCCAATTTCAGTATTATCACCAGGTTTTATATTTGGGTTAATATCAATAAACACATGGAACATCGTTCCAATTTTAGGACTAAGTCTATATAAGCCGTCAACAAAAGTCTTAGAGGCATGTTGCCAGTCTTTGATATTATCGCCTGTGCCTAATTGTGTTAATAATTGGTTAAAGAATCCAGATGCCATTTTTGCTATCCATTTATATTATTTATCGCCAAAAAAAAGCCCGGTAATAACCGAGCTTTTAAGTTGTTTCATTTACGGGTATTAACCAGTAATTGTGCTACCTAATGTTCTTGCTACAACACTACCAACACCTGTACCAACTGGAGTTTGGATAGCATTATCGTAACGGATTGTTAAGCCAATTGTCATTGGATCATTTGTGCCGTAGTTAGAATCACCATAGTCTGCACTCGACAAGTAGCAACCATACAATTCCCATGATTCAAGAATTGTTGGCTCACTTGCGCCGTTGCCGCCGTCTAAGGCTTCCCAACGTGTGACAAATTTATAGTCAATACCACTAGCAGCACTAGCTTGTTCCATAAAGTCAAATTGTTTTTGTAGTTGTTCACCAACACGTTTGCTAACTTCACCAGACGCATCATCACGTAGGTTGCAGGTTACTGCGGTCCACGTTGGTTTGCCTGCTAGATAGACTTTACTGTTGTACACTGGAATTAAAATTTCTTCAAATTCTAATGTAGGACGTTTAAAATCTATAACTTGTTTAGTTAACTCAGTACTTGGTTGACTAACACCAAAGTTTTCAAATGTTACGCGAAAGCGGAACTTTAATTTAGGCATTAACAAACCCTGTGCGCTGGCGCTTTGGTTTGTACTTAGCGGTACGGTAAACTTGCTTAATGATGATGTTGCCATCTTAGTATTCCTTTTATATATTTAGCTATTTTTTAGTCTATAACTGGGAGAGTTACCTCTCCCATTATATACATACTTAATTAAACACCTGCTGCAATGCCACCTGTATTTTTCAAGCGTACTGGAATGTAGATGAATTCAATTGCTTTAACTGGCTCAATTGCAATATCAACATACAATTCATTACGGTCAATACGATCCGGTGTGTTGTTAGTTGTATCACATACTACCAAGTAGTCATAGATACCACGTTTAGCAACTACATCATTAAGTACTGATTCAAATGCTTGTTTAACTTGGTTGCGTGTAATTGTATCGTTTGGTTCAAATATGAACGGACGAGCAACTTCATCTAATACTTTACGTAAGTAACATACTAAACGAGCAACGTTAATACGATCCATTGCACTAGTTGATGCTGCACGAGTTTTTTGACCATAGTTTACTAGACCAACACCCGGTAATACTGTTAATGGGTTAACTCTTTGTGTGTACAATACATCACGTAGACCAGCAGTAACACCGATGCTACGGAATGCATTACCATCAGTTACATCAACATAACCAATTGAGCTAACATTGTCAATTAAGCCACGACGTACACCAGCCGGTGCAAACCATGGATAGCTAACATTATCGCTACGAAGAATTGTACGCAACATCATATGGCTTGGTGGAACAACTACACTTTCGCCGCCTAAGTCTGTACCTAATCCGCTTGGGTAGAATACACCCAAATATTCACTTGAACTTACTAGACCGTTCATACCATTGTCTGATGCAAGATTTTGATTGCTTGCCCATGCTTCAATTTGTGTTGAAGCTGAATTTAATGTAAGTGGACTATCACCAATAATAAATGCAGTTTGTTTACGATCGTTATTTAAAGTAATCATGTTAGTGATTAGCTCTGGATAACCAGGAGCACAAATTAAGTTAAACTGTACTTGTTCTTCACGTAATGCAACGCTTGATTCAATTGCTGATTTCATAGCTTCAACAATAACATTGCGAACTGCTTTATGTCCGAAGTAAGGAACTAAGTTTTGATCAACTCCGCTATTGCTTACCCATGCACCAATTTCTGTCGGAGGGTTAGTCTCATCAGCAAAATATGTACTTTCAAAACGTTTAACACCGTAACCGCTACGACGTGTATTAAACAAAATTGTACCACGTGAGTACAGTTGAAACTCTGGTGCATCTGGATCTAAATAATTACTTGATGCTAAATCAACAATACTTGGAATAGCGTCAACAATTGGATCTGTACTATCATTAGTACTCCAACGTGCATCAGCAAACAATACACCATCGGCACTAACTTGATCGGTATTATCTAACAATTCCCACACCGCGCCAGTGTAACGATAAATTACTGGGTAATTTTCTAAATCACCCGTATCAATCCACAAGTCGCCTGGCACCAATTGAGCTCCGGCTACCTGGGTAGTTGGTTGTGATGCTGCTAATATCGGACCTGATGGATCGGTTGCGCTTAAATCATATCCACGTGCATCATTAACTACGTTTTTGTAACCTTTCCATCCATTACCGCCATCGTGAATCATAATATCAACTTCAACCGCTGAATTATAATACCATAATGTGCCATCAGCTGGGTTGCTAAAAGGCGCAGTAGTTGAATATGTATATGTTAATGGAGTAAACGGGCTGGCTAAGTAAACTGTGCCCGCTGTTATTACCTGCATATTACTATCGTTAATTAAACCTGCATCAGCTAACGGAGTACCTGATGTTTGTGTAAATTTAATAGTACCACCAGCAAGATGACTAATACTAATTGCACCAGCCGATGTAACTGATGCAACAATGTTTGGTAAGTTTGCAGCTAATATATCACCAACTAAACTTGCAGCTGTTGTACTGCTTAAATTAATAGTTGCAGATTGTGTAACAGTTGTTCCCGGTACACTAACTTCCATAATAAATGCATCATTCGCATCAAATACAATTGGACTTGTTGGTGTTGTACCTGTTATGTTTACTAAACCAGATACGTTTTTAACGTATAGTTTTGCAGTTACTAATTCAGCTGTAGTAGGAGTATTATCATATTGTACATATACTGTACCTACACCGAGTTGGCTACCGCCGCCTACTAAATCCAATCCCTGTATTGCCGCGGTATCGCTAGAATATAATGGTGCTGCTTGTACTACCCATGAATCTAATAGTGCGCTGTATTGTTTAATACCCCAGTTTGCTCCGTTACCTGTAGCTGATGTTTTAAGCCACACAGAACCAACTGGACGAGGAGTTTGATCACTTGTTCTCCAAGCTGGTGTATTTCGATATGTGTCAAATGCTACTGTTGGACCATTAAATGCAACTAAGTTAGCACTAGTAGATGAAAGTAATCCAAGTTTCACCGCGCAGTCTACTCCACCAATGGTTGATGTGCCACCTTTTTCAACTCGTAGTGTACCTGATGGTATTGATAGATTGCCGGTTTCTGCAGCCAAACTATTAATACGCAATTCAAGTTGGCCAGCAACGTTAACTGTTGCTGTAACATTTTTTCCGCTTAATGCAGTATTAATATCTGTCGCTGCAGACGATACTGTAGTGCCACTTAATGTAACATTAACATTGTTAATGCGCATTTTGTCACCAACTGTTAATGTAGCTCCGGTTGG